CCCTGATGGAACTGTTTTCTATGTTGGTAAAGGTATGGGAGATCGTATCAATGCGCATGAGGCTGAGGCCAGATACGGGTGTGGGTGCGAGAAATGTTCTGTCATACTCCAAATATGGAATAGGGATGAACAGGTTCAGAAACAGATCGTTATGGAGGGATTAACTGAGAGTGATGCATTTAGGTGTGAGCGTGACCTAATTTTAAAACACGTGGGTCCGATGCTTACCAATGTGATGCTAAATCCTAATAAAAAGATGCCTGACAAAATTATTCTGAATGAAGAGATGTCCCTTCCTGAAATAATTGTGGATGGCGTTTCTTATGTGGGTGTAAAGTTTTTGCCTCAAGCCTTTTCTATTAGGAAACAACGGTTGGATTTGTATCTTGCCTATTGCCATATTGTTAGTCATCGTTTTGCTTATCGGAGAGGCGTCTATATACAAAGTTGTGATGTAGAGCGTATCAAGGAGTTTGTACGGCAGAATAAAAGCTAAAATATGCCAGAAAACACGGGGTTTTAACAAAAAAGTGCCCATTTCCACGGCTTTTTACCCTGCTGGCACTGAAAATCATCGCTCATTGCTTCGTCTGCTGGCTCATCATCCTGAAAGCTCATGTATAAAACGAGTGTGAGTATGGATGAGATTAGTTGTAGTGTAACGAGCAAGCGGTGATAGGGCGAAAAGTGCGAAAAAATACGGGAAAACACTTTTGTGAGAGGAGAAATTGATTGAGCGATTACGATTACAAGTTCTGGTGGGCGTTCATTGAGCGGACGTATGTGAGTCCAGTTCGCTATATGCCATTGGACGAGATACGAGCGTATCTTCGGGAACAACATGATGCACTTGGTGAACGTGGCGAGTATGAATACTCTGTTGCTGGTAGAAAGCAGATCCCACAGGCATACGAAGCGTCCGTAAGAGCGGAGCTTGACCGAAAAGAGGCTGTACGTCGTCTTGGTATTAAGTATGAGGATCTACGTATCAGAGACGACATTTAGTTAATTGTAAGAGGAGAAGAGATGGGATTAGCGAGAAACTATGGGGTCCATGTAGACCTTGAAACATTTGAGGAGATCGAACGGGCGCATGTCTTAGCGGTATCGAACGGGCGCAAATATGAGGTTGTGAATGTGTCCCTGGATGGCAACAAAAGTGGTAGAAGTAAAACTAGGCTTTACTTCTATGCTCAAGGTTCTGAGGTTGACGAGATATTGAAGTGGATACAAACAGGTGAGGGAGAACAACCCAGCAAAGACTTACAGGGGCCACTAAGCAAACACTAATCTGTCGCTCCTCTGCTAGCCTCGTCCGCTAGTTGAGGAGCTGACCTACGCGATTGACACACCCAAACGCTAGGCTGCTGAAACTATAGCATGCCTAGCTTTCAACGGCAATGAGAGTTAGGCATTTTTGTGCCAACTTTCGGAAAGATGGAAGAAATGGCAAGTTACCCATTTCATGGAGAGGATACCGGATTCGCTGATGTAGAACGGCGTCCAGCCAACTCGAACATGATACGAAGTAGTAAATATGTTCGCACGAATACCCAGCAAGTCCCCAATCTTACGAGGTCCAGCCAGATTACCGGGCGTTCAACGCAATCTCGCCCGAAAGTTACCATAGATGTCGAGGAGGAATACGAGGTGATAGGACAAGATTATTACGCCCGTCGCTATCCTCGTCCTTCCACAAAAGATGATCCTGAGATTTCTCCGCTGAAAAAGACGCGTAGTGTTACCCGCCGCCATTTTGGGAGATGGCTGCTTGGGGGAGCTGTTTCTTTGTTCGTTGGGTTCGAGGTCGTATCGTGGGCGTCTGATCGTGTTGCTGACATGGTACAGCGTATCGACCAGGGAGGCCAGCCTAGTAAGACGGTGTACGCAGTAGTGGGGCATGGCGATAGTGATAGACATAAGACCGTGTTGCATTTGTATGTCGATGCGGACGCACGTCGAATGATCTTCATCGAGTTGCCTGGTGGCGATGCCGCAAAGTTTCATGTGTTCTTGTCTCGCACGTTTAGCGGGGTCGATATGGATAGGCTCCATCTGGATATCTCATTGCAGCAAGTTGATGGCGGGAAATATCAGGTGTTGCTGAGTGCGACGGAGCGTGGTTCTTCTCGGCAATATGCTGATGTGCTGGTAGATCGTGGTGGTTACTTTGGTCCTGTAAAGTAGTAAGTGTAAATTGGAGGGCGATCTTATGACTCAAGTAGCGCAAAATGCACAGGGGAGCGCGGCGGTAGTTTTTTGGAATGAGATGATGAAGAGGCATCCTAAACTTCATGGTTGGTTGGCTATTGCGGGAGCCGTTTTAGGGTTTTTTCTCAATGGTCATTTCTTGGTTGCCGCTGGCCGCTGGGTCATTCAGGTGAGCGGATATGTGGCAGAAACTGCGCTCCTGTTTGCGGTTCTCTGGATTAGCGGCACAAGTATTGCCCCCAGCCTGATTGAAATTGTCATGAGCAAAGAGATCATGGCCCATCTGGTAATGGTCGCCTTGATTACGTTGGCCCTTATTCCGGAGATCATTCTTGCCAATGCCATCATTAATGCGGTTAAGCATTGGATAACTGTCGGACATGATCGGCGGCATGTGATGTCTTGGGTTTGGGCGTTCTTGTTCACAATTCCTACTCTCATGTTTTTGGCTCTGACGGCGTATACGTTGAACTCCCTTGGGTCAAATGGGGGCAATTTTGTACAGGCAAGTACGGACTCGCTCAACTTCCGAATGGATGCAGGATGGATCTATGGATTACTCGAAGTGGTCTATGCTGGAGTACGAAAATTGGCCCCACATTTAGCGGTTTTTCCCCAGCAAAAACAGACACAAATACCACCTTCACCTGTCGATTATGAACGGATTATAGCGTCCATTTTGCCTGTCATATCAGTCCAAATTACGGCGCAAATGACCGCCATATCTGCATCTCAAATCCAATCATTTGAGTCCCAAATTGCCGCATTAACTGCGTCATTTCAAGCAGCCAAATCAATGGCAAATGAGCCCGATATGAGTGAGGATATCAATGCTGATATGCAGGTGCAAATGGAGCCCATATCATCCCCCATATCGAACGCAAATGGGCCATTAACAAGAGCCGATTTGGGGATGATAGAAGGTGTTATGTATGACAAACTTATGGCGGACAAATCAGCGCTAAATGAGTTGCATATGCAATCCCAAATGATGCCCATATCCGACTTCGTTATTAGCCTCCAGGGCCGTTTTAGCGCATACGCTAATTATATTAACGAGGGGCGAGTTCTGCGTGTTATGGAGGCCATAAATGCCGCATATCTAGTGGCAAATGAGTCCCCAAATGAGCCCGATATGTCCGCCCAAATGAGCCCGATATCCGACGTAAATGATGCCCAAATAGAGATAGATATGGAGGATGATATGCCTGCAAATATCACTGATATATCGACCGCAAAACCTTCCCAAATGACACGCAAATTGGCGGATATATCAGCCCCAAATGCCTCGAATATGGGCGCGTCAAATGACGGAAATATGGGCGCTAAAAAAGGGCCATATGCAATTACAAAAGAGGCTGCATCCGAACTCTTAAAATGTCCCATATCCGAAATTGAGAGAGGGATTTCTGCGGGGCAAATCACCGAATTTGCGAAAGATAAAAGCAAAGTTTTGCGGTCCAGTTTACAGGGATTTGTGCCACAGAAACGGGTCCGCAAAACAGGCAAAATGGCGGTAGTGAATAGTTAGAAAGTGATGGATCACATGTAAGAATTGAAACAAGAAACCACAACGAGAGAACTCTCTATTCCTCGTGTGCGAATAGTCCTTGTTGGTTATGGAATCTGTATTCTCTTAGCGGTCATGGGTGTCATTTTAGGGGCGATTAATTTTGCAGCAGGCCCTGTTCATTATCCTGGTTTTGTTCTGGTTCTCTGGTTATTGGCAAACATCTTTTTGTTTGCCGTTGTGGTAGTTCATATGATTTATTACTTGGTTGAACTGGGGAGATGTGATAACATCGGGCCTGCTATATTGATTGGCATGTTGCTTTGTGTGCCTCTGGTTCTTGTTGGTATTGCCTCGTTGGTTGTAAGACACTATGGGTGGTTCTCTATTGGTTCATTGGCAGCTTTGGTTCTCTGTATCGTAATTAATGTGTTTGTATTCTTATAGTCGCCGATCACAAGGAGAACAATTATGATGAATCAGGAATCCGAACGAAAGAAGTTTCTCCAGCTTTTTTTGAGCGATGTGCAATATGAGATGGTGCATCCAACTATCGTCAAAGTGTCATTTGCTGGCGATATCGATCATAAGAAGTTATGGATGTTCGAGAAAATGATGCGCGAATTTTACGGCGCATATGCAACTGGCCCCATCTCGACGTTTCTTCGTCCCGGTTTTATGAGTTTTGGTTTCAAGGATCAGGAAGCGCTCAATTTTGCCCGCGAAGAATTGGGCTTGCCTGATGAGTTGCAACCAGGTTCGCCTATCTTCATTGGGCCATATTCCGAAAAAGAAGGAGAATAATCATGAACATCGTAATCATTGATTATGAGGAGGGAGAGTGAAAAAAGAGTTTCTCGAAGCATTGATCACTTTTCTCTCTCAAGATCCATTGCCAGATTCTAACGTATGGCAAGAGACGCGAAAGTTTCTCATTGAAGAACTGATCAAGATGAGGCGTGAACCGTATCAATCAACAATCCATTATAAGCTCCAGCGATACGACAGCATCAACGGGGCTACCATAAGCGTTTCTCTGGGCAGACACAGCACGAATATAAAGGCGGTCAGGGCGACGATCCGGAAAGAGTTGAAGAATTACACGTTGAAAGAGTTGAGATTGTATCATGGCGCACATCGTATACATGATATTAAAGCGTTTTTAGAAGATGAGGTAATGTAGCGTGATAGAGACATTGGTTGTTGTGCATCTCTCAAGTATCGATAGTTACGTACAATTTTATGGATTCTATCCAGCCCAATTGTTCATCAATGATTTGCGTTTTGCAATTATAACGCATGCTGGCCCGGTTGTCGTGATGGATCAAGATTGGACCGAGATCTCAGACGAGGCCCAACAGTTGAGAGAGATGGTTTTGGACCTCAAGAAGTTTCACCATAATTTTGCGGTATTCCATCATGACGAATTATGCGATGTGAGTCCCTGGCAAGATGGTATGAAGGCTCTTGCTAAGGTGTTGAGAGGCTTGGGCACGCAGAGAGTCCGTATTGCCGGTCTGTGGGCTTCTCAGGATGGTTCTAGTGGGTGTGTCCACGAAGTACAGCGGCAATTGAGATCGCGAAATATACCGTGTTATGTGGATGCGAAATTGTGCGCATTTGAGGAGAATGATGTGAGAGTGAGGAGATAATGTCAAGAGAAAGACATGGGAGATATGATAGTAATCGCAATCTTCCAGACAATACGATGAAGCCGGTTGGCTCTGGCATCAATGTTTGGCTAAATGAGCAGGTGCTGTCTCTACTTGGAGAAGAAGAGGGTCGCTCCCTTATCGCTCAATCGGCTAAATATGCCCCGAAACGGTATGAATGGCTGGCAAGTCAATTGATTGAGCGCGATCATGCCGAGGTTGTAGAAGAGTGGCACCGTAAGAAGAAAGAAGATGCCGCGCAAAGTCGCATTGCAGATAAGCGGAGGCAACTTTCACAATGGCAGGCGAGGCTAGCAGAAACGAACATTGAGTCACAGAAGATCTGGTACATGAAGTGTATCGCAAAATGTGAGAAGTATCTGAAAGAGAGAGAATCCGAATAAAGAGAAGATGGCACAAAAAAGCAGGCTCATCACCTGCTTTTTTGTTGTGTAGCACATCCAGAGGCGTTCTCCATCCTTCTCAACTCAAGGAAGAGCGATGGCAGTCTACCGCGTTCCTCTTCTCCGACTAGGCTAGCCTCGGCGTCTTAATGGCGGTAGGTTGCTAAACGATGTGATGTGCCACGCTGTGCAGTATAGCACACTTGAAACTCTATACTATTTATGCTATCATCACTAGTGATACGCAATATCTTTATGGATGATGAACAATGTCTCTCTCTTCCTCCTCTCAATGTGGTGATAGTTCACTCGACGGGCTATCACCAAAGGGAACAGAAGCTGTGCTTCAGCATATACACGTGGCATTGCTGAAGCGACTCGCAAAACTTACTGCGAATGTCGATCTCCATGTTTCAATTCGGAACGGGAAAGTTCGCAAAATATCACATGAAATATCACACCTCGTAATTGAGGAATAGACGTTAATATATGATCGGGCTCTTGCAGCCTTAATTATGATTGCATACGGCGTCTCTGGTCTAGCCTGTTGGGGAATGTCAGGCTGGATTAGGGACGCCTTTTTTATACTTATGAAATTTGATAACGATGAAGAATACTGGTGCAATTCAGACGACTATTGGGACGCTCCAGATGATGAGCCAATGACGCGCAGAGAGAAAATAGCATTGGCTGTATTTATCGTGCTGCTTATTCTCGGCATGATTGCCCTGGTCGTAGGAATTGGAACGTTTTTACCTGGACTGGTGAGGTGATCATGAATATTGCACATAATAGCATCTTGCCTGACGATGACATGCTCTCAACTCTTATTGCTGGTTATCGCGATCACGTGACACATGGCATGTTTCGTCTGCGCTGTAATAACGCGAAGAAGCGCGGTAAGATGCAGCCATTGAAAAATGTGACATGTGAGGGCACGCTATATAGTTCGGGCCACACTAATCTTGATACCCAGGAATTGCCAGTGTACGATTTCTTGAGCTTCGGACAAATGGAAGATTATTTGTCTCAATGGGGGAATTATACGGTTGAATGGCTGGGGAGAGTATGAGCAACTTGACCATTAATCCGATGATCCTGGTTGAGTCGCTGCCCGATGATCATTCGCTGGTTATCTCGACGAACGAGGCGATATTGATCAAGTGTACCCGTTGCGGGCAAATGAAAGATGTATCTCTCCATGATGATCCCTCGCCTCAAGAACTAGCACCTGGCGGCGTGTTGCGCACTGGCTCTATCTCTTACCCGTTTATGAGGCAATGTGAGTGCCGTAATGCACGTAACTTCGATGGGGATGATCTCTATAGTAGGATGCGTGACGTGTATGAGCAGGCGCTAAAGTGTCGTGGACGTGAGGCGATATTGCAGATGTTGTATCAGGCGATGGTGAGGGAGCGGTAATATGCGTGAAACTCCGAAGGCGGCAGCGGCATTTGAAGAGTATGCTGCAATGGGTCCGTCTCGGAGTTTGCGTAAATTGGCTGAAAAGCACAGCGAAAGCACAGCGAAAGCACAACAGATTTCGAGGCAATTGGCGGAATGGTCTTCCGCTCATCGGTGGCAAGAACGGGTTAGGCGGTATGATGCTGATCGCATAGAAGAGCAACGCGTTAAAAAAGATGCCGCTATCGAAGCAATGAATGAAGTTCAGGCGACACTAGGACAAGAGCGAACATTAAAAGCAATTGAGCAGATGGATGCATTGATTGAAGCCCGCAAGTTTGGAAGTCAGGCGACAGTGCAGCTTTTTAAAGTGGCAACCGATCTTGAGCGTGTGGCGCGTGGTGCTCCAACTGAGCATATTGAGCAAAGTAATGCTAATAGTGCTGCTGAGTGGAATGCTATTCGTGTCGTGATTATGCAAACGCTCTCAGCATTTCCAGATGCAAGAATAGCCGTCGCTGAAGCTCTAGCGCAGATGGAGGCTTAACATGTTAGCCTCAACTGAATTAGCAATGGCGCTTGATCCGGTTTGCATGTCGCAAGTAGCAGGCCTTACTCCTGATCCTTGGCAAGCACGATTTCTTAGAAGCCAATCAAAACGTATTCTCGTGAACTGTTCACGGCAAACGGGTAAGAGCACTACTACGGCCACGCTTGCTGATCATGTTGCCTTCTATGAGCCCGATTCACCTGTCCTCTTGCTTTCTCCTTCGCTCAGGCAAAGTAGCGAACTCTTCCGTAAATGTCTAGAGGTTTATCGCGCATTGGGGCGGCCTGTACAAGCAGACTCGGAAAGTGCATTGAAACTTGAGCTAGAGAATGGATCTCGCATTATTTCTCTACCAGGTAAAGAGGGAACTGTACGCGGTATCTCTAAGGTAAAAGTGCTCATTATTGATGAGGCCAGCCGTGTACCGGATGAATTATACATGGCTGTACGTCCTATGCTTGCTGTTTCAGGTGGCAAATTGATACTGTTGAGCACTCCATTTGGGACTCGTGGTTTCTTTTGGGAAGCGTGGAAGCACCGTAAAGATTGGGATTATTTTGAAGTACCTGCTACAGAGTGCCCACGTATCTCCTCTGAATTTTTGGAAGAAGAACGTCAAAATATGGGAGATTTTTGGTTTCAGCAAGAATACATGTGTAAATTTATGGATGCTCAATCAGCCGCTTTTCGCTCCGAAGATATAGATAGAATTATTGGGCAACAAGTAGAAACGTGGGCGTTGTGATGGAAAAGCTTACTCCTGTATGTATTGGCGTTGATGTGGGACAAATCCATGATCCCACGGCCATATCAGTTGCAGAAGTGCGACAAATCCATACAGGGAAGTATCGCTATACGTCCGAGCCAGTTCCCGCACATTTTGATGAGAATCACCAATGGGTACCGCCATTCGATGCTGAGCCTGTTATGGTGAGTGATTATCTTATCCGCAATATCAGGCGGCTACCACTTGGTACAAGCTACCCAGATGTTGCTATGCATCTGGCAGAGTTGCTGTGTAATCCGCGTTTTGCCAATCGTGATGTGCGGATGCTAATGGATGTAACGGGCGTTGGAAGGCCGGTATATGACGATCTTAAAAAAGAGATTGCGCTCCGCAAGGAAGCCAAGCATGTGGCGCTTCGTCCCATCAGCTTTTCTCATGGGGAAAAATATAATCGCAATACGGGAGTGCTGGGTAAAGCTTATTTAGTAAGCAGGCTGCAATCATTACTTCAAGGCGGACGTGTTCACGCTCCCGATATACCTGAAGTGCATGCCACGCTGGAAGAGTTGCGCGTGTATGAGATTAAGGTAAGTGACGATGGCAAAGATACGTATGGAGCCTCGATTGGCAAACATGATGATTTAGCTACGGCATTGGCACTATCTACACTAGAAGATCCCTTCGGAGACAGAATAACTTATAGCAAGCGCGTGTATTAAGGATAAATTATGGATGTCACACAAGATAATACGGCAATGTTGCCTCCAGGCGATTTTGAAAAGTTGGATAAGCATGAGCGTGAGGAATTTCATTCTATGCAAGAGAAGATGGTGCAGGTGCTTATCCAAGCAAGCAACCATTTTCAAGTGCAATTTCCTAGTTTGCATGTAGAATGGCGTTTTCAGATGGAAGTTTATTCGAGTGTTCAGGCGAAAACTTCCACCGTCCATTATAGTTCGAGGTTGTACTAGAGGTGACTAAATGACACAAATAATGAATGCACCTGCAACCTCACTTGCAACTACCACACAAGCGGGTCCACAATACGAGATAACCGACGATGATAAAGCGCGGGTCCAGGCGATAGAGAACGCCTGGAAAGCCTATCATGGGTTGCTTGATCCTCCGCTGAAAAAAATGCCAAATCAAGCCGACGATAATGTCCTCTCGAATAGATGTCAGCCAATTGTAGACCGAGGGGTAGATTTCTTATTTGGGAAGCCGGTTGAACTGACATTGCCAGAGGGAACCGCCCAAAATATTATCGATATCTCGAATGAAACGTGGGGCAAGCAAGAGGCACGAATACCGCTCCTGCAAAAATTGGCTATGAGTGGTGCTATGTGTGGTCAGGCGTTCCTGCGCATTATGCCAGAACGAAATGGAACCTATAGATTGATCGTTGTTGATCCGAGCACGGTATTTGTCCAGACGGCTCCTCAAGATTGTGAAACCGTCTTGCTCTATTGTATCCAGTATTCCACCATCGAGACAATTGAAGGCAAGAAGCAAACTGTACAGTACCGGGAAGAAATATCACGTGTCGATCCTGATGGTGATGGAGACGACGGTGATCCGTTTGCTGATGTTGATGCTTCATGGCAAATACAGCACTGGTCTCGCATTGGTGAGCGTGGCAACTGGCGTTCAAGTGGTGATCCTATCACATGGGCCTATAACTTCCCTCCACTCTTCTCTTGCCAGAATTTGCCCTACCCTCATTCTTTCTGGGGAATGCCAGATATTACAAGCGATCTCATTGGCGTGAATAACTCGCTCAATCTTGTGCTCTCGAATATCAATCGTGTCAACAAATTGTATGGACAGCCTCTCATCTATGCTACTGGCGTGGCTGAGAGCGAGGTTGACTTTCGTCCCGGTCGCATTATTGGCCTTCCCCTGACTGAGAGCAAGATTGTGGCTGTCTCGTACACTACCGATCTTGTATCCGCTCTCCAATTTGCTGATGAATTATGCTCATCAATGTCCGAACAAGCTGGCGTTCCTGCCGAAGCGCTTGGCAAGAATACAAGTCAGATGCCGCGCGGTGCCGCTTCAGGTATTGCGATTGAACTTCGTTTCATGCCGCTCTTGCAAAAGACAGAGAAGAAACGATGTTTGTATGGAAAACTCATGATCGATGTCTCAAAAGCGTTGCTTGTGCTCTCAGGTACGTATTCCGGTGACATTGATATCACACTTGGCTGGCAAGGTGCGCTTCCAGAGGACGATTTACAAAGTGTGCAGGCGGCTATTGCCAAGAAGACGGTGGGTGTCTCCGAGCAGACACTCTTGGGAGAGATGGGGTACGACGCAGACGAGGAGCAAGAACGCTGTAGGCAAGAGTATGCTGACGAGTTGCGCAATGCCACTCGCGGCCAGGGATTGCCGCCTGCATCATATACACAACCCGGGCAAGACCCACAAGCAATGCAACAACAACCGAGTATGGCATAAAGAAAGAGGTAAATAAAATAAGCGATTTTACTACAATACGCACACAATACAACTCAGCTACCGACGCTAGCCCCTCTTGGTCATCCATCACGTTTGGTGGATCAGCAGGAGCGAATGAATATCGATGGTGTGCCGCCTCCGCAGGGGCAGGTGGTACCGCCTCGGCAAGTTGGCCGCAGTATACCCGTCCTGGTTCTGTAACGGCTGTAGCCGAGTGCTGGGCGTTCAGTGCTGATACAACAGGGGTCAAGGTAGGCACCTACGACGGGAACAAGACGAATAGCAATGTATTTCGTATTGACTACGATAATGTAGGGACGTATGCGGCGGCACCTTCACTATCTGCTTATAGTGATGGTACCCACGCGGCGGCCAGCGCGGGAACGCAACCAGGGGCGCAAAGTGGAAGCCCGATTATCAACGGGCATAGTTCCGATACCTCGTCTACTTCCTATCTCAAGGGCAATATGTGGGGGACTGCTCAAACCTCGAATCTGAGTGCTGGGGCTGCTGGTACAACGCTTGCAGCAACATCGGGTACAGCCGGTTCTGTCTCTCCTGGCGCTGGGGCGTTCCTTGCTACGTGGCAATCATTGCAGGCGGCCACGCAATATATCACGTTTCCTAGCACACCAGCCGCTACTACAGCAGGTGATATCTTTTTCACGTTGGCGCTCTATACTGGGCCTAATATGAGCACCGCATCGACGATATTACCGGTAATAACTTGGCAGTACAGTTATTCATAGAGGTGGCATGGGTATACAATCAAGCTTTCAATCCATACTCAATGTAACCGATCCACTGCGCTCGTATTGGTCAATCAAGCTTTTGAGTGGCAAAGAAGTAAGTGAACGCTCCGTCTTACTTGATTTGCGTGCTGGTGGTCTGCGTCCGATTGATTGGAGTTTGGATATTGTGAGTACGGGCGATATCTATAAGATCAAAGAAGTCTCGCTTCGTTGTCCAGATGGACAGGTTGCTCGGTTTGACGTTGATGAGCCGGGAACGATATTCCAACTCAAGATAGCAAGTCAATCTGTGCTGGCAGGAGGCAAGATACAGGAATGCCAGATGATAGGGAAGGTTGCAGATAAAGAGAGTGGCGCGTGCATGTGCAAGATATGGGATAGGCAACAAGGATTGATCCATTTTACGAGCAGCGTCTACCAGTTTGGGACATGGAGAGATGGAGTGTTACCTCTGGGGAGATTGTCTCTTGATGTGCTAGGATTGAGGCTCTAAATGGCACAATTAGCACAAGATACGTTTACGCGTGCCAATCAGTCAGGCTTTGGCACGTCTAGCGATGGAAATACATGGTCTACAGCGTCGGGCTCGTCTGTACAATCAATTGCAAGTAACGAAGGTCATTGTACAACGTGTAATTCTGCCACTTTTGTCAAGCTTGGCTCTGGCACTAGCGCTAATGCCGAGGGTCTTGTACGACTTCGGGCAAGTGACACAAATGCTACAAGCTCTGGTATTGTGCTTAGAGCAACTGGGAGCACTACATTCTATAGAGCACGTTTAAGTGCGAATAGTTCATCTGTTGGTATTGCTCTTATCAAAGTTATTTCGGGCACGTCTACCAATCTGTTCACGGCTTCTTTTACACAAACTGCGAGTACGTACTACTGGCTTCGCTTCCGTTGCGTGGGTACAAGCCTGTTTGCTAAAGTGTGGGCTGATGGTAACGCCGAACCAGGTTCCTGGACAATAAGTGGTACCGACTCTAGTATTTCCAGTGCAGGCAATTATGGAATACACACGAACAGCAATAGCACGAGCACGACATGGGACTTTGATAATTTTACTGTAACTGATGGAGTTGCCTATCATGATGCAACTGCTAGATTTCGTTTGCTTGCGACTAAGACGGTTGACGCCATCTTCCGCTTTGGCTTGCAATCCGTAACGCAATATAAGGATACAATTGGACGTTTCGGCTTGCAAGCCGCAGCATCTCAAGTTCTCCTCAATGCCATCGCAAGATTTCGTTTACAATCCGGCCAAGTCTACAAAGACCTGCTTTCACGTTTTCGGTTGCAATCTGGACAGATCTTCAAGGATGCCATTGCAAGATTTCGACAGCAGTCGGGTGTAATTTATCATGATGCTTTGAGTCGGTTTCGCTTGCAGTCAGGTACCATGTATCATGACGCGGTTGCACGTTTCCGACAGCAGTCAGGAACAACGTATAAGAATGCGCTGGCAAGGTTCCGACTCCAATCGGGCGTTATCCCTCTTAGTGCATTGGCAAGGTTTCGCTTGCAGTCAGGAATAGTTTATCATGATGTGACTGGGCGGCTTCGGTTGCAATCCGGCCAGGTCTACCACATGGTAATAGGTCGTTTTGGCCTAACTACGTCATCGATGCCATTACTCAATATGCAGGCGAGATTCGGGCTTGTGGCTGGAACTAGGGCAACTATCACGCTTATTGCATCGAGAGGATCAGTCTTATTAGACGCGCCGAGAGGATCAGTTACACTTGCAGGGGCAAGAGATACTATCACATTGGAGGCTCCATGACGGATGATTATAGTCCTCGTTTTGTTGGGGACACAGGGAATCCACTTCGCGCAACATTTGTCGATGGTTCTAGCGTTGCTTACTCGCTCTCAGGTGCTACGCTGGCGCTCTCTCTTATCAATCTCAATGCAAGCGAACGTACAGCAACGCTAGGGACAGGTACATGGACAATTGTTGACGCTGCAAATGGAATAGCACAATATGCATGGTCTAGTGCAGATGTGGCGAACGCTGGTATTTATGGGATTGAAGTTACTGTGACATTTCCAGGGGGGCCGGTGACGTTTCAACAAAAGACATTGGAGATGAGAAGGAAATGATACCTGATGCGCTTCTCTCTCATTTTATGGATCGTATGTCCTACACTGATTTTCGCTCCACTGATCATTATGCGTGGAAAATGGCTATCAAGAGGTATAATCGTATACGATGGCTAAAACATGTCGCCAGAGTATACCCGCCTCCACATCGCAAACTTCGCAAGTGCGAGATGAGGAAGATACAGCAACGTAAGAGAAAAGAGGGGAAACGCTATGAGTGAACGCGATACGCATTTTGTCGGTTTTGCAAGATTGCTGATGAAAGATCTCTTATGGGATAGCGGAGGATTTAGCTTCAATGTGCCCGTTGGAGAGGCAATTGAGAAGTGTAAAGTCGTCATTGCCCAACGCGCCTATGATCTGGTGGAGCATGCACTCGAAAATACCTCGCTTTATGATCTCGATTCTTATGAGGAGCAAATTAAGCCAATACCAGATATGACAGAATGGCCCAAAGAATGAGCGTATCAGGTGAAAATCATATAGAGCGACTTCGACGCGAGATTTCCCTTGCGCCTGATTCATTCCAGCAAGAATTTGACCAATGGCTTGTGTTCCTCAATAAGACGATTGACGATATTGTCTCATGGGAGATATGTGTTGACGAAACAAGATGGGCTCGGATTGTTCACGTGAAGTTAATTTTTGTTGATGATAGTAACGCCTATAACACATTTGAGATAATGGTGGTATAAATTGCATGAGCCTCTCTAATCTTGTCAATCGTGCGCGTTCGCAACTCCAACAACGAAAAGAACAAACATCACAAGTGCTGACTACCGCTCACAGCCAAACTGTCCAGCAAATTAAACCACAGCTTGATCATCTCTATCAGCAGATCGACGCAAAGCAGTCTGATCAACCTGGTGATGTCACTAATAAGATCCCGCTCTCGTGGTTGTCCGAGGGTGGTAAGCTTGACGCGCTAAAGCAGTTCATTTATGAACATATTGACAGATTCGCCACGTTTGCCAGAGTAACAACTGAGCAAGTAATGCAATGGGCTTCGTCTCTCAGTCAGCAATCGGCTGATTTGCTCATGAGAGTGGCACAAGCGGGATTTATACCAGAACTACCGAATGTATCGGGCTTGCTCTCGACTGCTGTAAACAAGATGGCTGGATTGTTCGGAACGCTTGGGAAAGATGCAGCAAAGGGAGTTGGTTACGTGCTCACGTTAGGATTATCAATGGGGAGCTCGATAAAAGAGCTTGCTATAGCGATTAATCAAACGTTGGATGTTCCTCGCTGGAGAAGTATCGCTATTGCGGCTACTGAGCTGTTCCGAATATTTAATGATACGCTCATGATCCATTATCGAGGTAATCAACCGACGATTATCGGATGGCTTTGGCAATGTAAATTATCACCGAAATCATGTGTTGCTTGCGTGGCACTCCATAACACGCTCCACAAGCTCACAGAGACGCTTGTAGATCACCCCAGCGGCGAATGTGTACCAATCCCGTATACAAGTACTCAGGCAATAGGACAGAGCGGTACAGCATGGTTTGAGGAGCAATCCGAAGAGATACAACGGGAGATATTTGGTACACAGGTAGCATTTGATTTGTGGAAGTCAGGTACTCCACTGGAGGCTTTCATTGGTGTGGATCATGATCATGAGTATGGGGATAGTGTGTACCAGAAGAGTGTAAAGCAAATAAGGAGGGGATAATGGCAACTAATCAGGATGATAATGTTACACGGACAAGAGAAGCATCCCTTCAAATGCTGACTGAGCGTTTCAGGTTAAACGGTTTTCCTGCTTCTGTCTATGAGAGGATGGACGTAGACTATGAAGGGAAAGAGATTGACGGCAAAATTATGTTTTACGTTTTACGTATACGTAAGGTCATAGGGGAGCGGAAGCTAGGATATGATTGGGCCATAGTTCCTGATGAGCTTACACCATCGTTCTTAACCTATCAGTTAGAGCAAGCAGACCGTATCGTAAGATCACTCCATGAGGCCATAGAAAAGGGGGAATAATGGCAATTGGCCGAGAACAAACTATGCAAGAGTTTTTCAAGTCACACGATGAACCATTTTACCATTATCTTGCTTGGTATCTGGTCATGGTTTTATTGGTGGATATTAACGCCATTCAGGAAATATTGATTGATGACATGAGTTGGGACTGCTATTTGACCTTTAAGGATGGCCGCACACTGCATTTTACCGTTTATCTTAATGACGAGGATATGGGCGGCTATTCTGTTGCGTATGATGGGCCTGCTTCCGAGTGGCCTGTATGGGGGAATAATGGCAAATCTTGACAAGCAATCAAAGCGGCGTATCCGCATCCAAGGCAAGCCTGACGACGTACGAGGCTATGCCATTATGATCTACGACGCTGACACAGGCGAGACAATTGATAATGTTTTTCGTGCTGAGATCATACTTGATGCTAACCAATTAAATAAAGTGACGCTCTCTTATTATCCTTCCGATCAAAATGGCATTGTTACAAATAAAGTAACCAATCAGGTAGAGGCGGAGACAATCACCGTTGATAATCCTGAAGTCGATGTTACTGCGACAGAGGTAAAATAATTATGTCTGGACTTCTTCAATCAACATTTATTCTTATGTTGTTCGTGTTGGTACGTTCTGCTGATATTGCGATCAGTAGCGGTATTGCCCGCGATACGATCCGAGCTATCGTCTATGGCATTGTAGCTATATTAGCACTTATCGTTGTGGTGCTGAACTTAGTGGGAGGGCATTAGTGGCAAAGATCGATGTAAGCAAGAAGATCCAACGTCGCCGCTCTGAAGATGAGATGAGAAATGCTGTTGCTGATTTTATGTATGGCAAAGCACAGCGAAGCACTCCGACACAAGACGATGATACACATATCATTCTATTGGACGTGATTGCTGAATTGCTGGAGGCGAGACAGATCATGGAAGACGTGAAAGCTTTTGTGCAATCCATGACTGCCAAGACAGCGAGAAGGCAATGAAACGTGTACGCCTTCTCTATTGTGCTATTTGCGGGCTAGCATTTATTGCTCCTGCTAACCAGCGTTGCCAATGCCCAACAGATCGTCCCAAGCGCTAATCGTTCTTATTGATACTATGTATTGACAATATGATAAAGGATATGATACCCTATGCCTAATGAAGATACCTCTCCCGTTGAACCCCTTGCGGGCGATACGGTGAATACCTCGGCCCATGCGGCCACTACCTCCACTGAACCCCTTGCGGGTGATGGAAAAGAAGCAATTTCCTTAGAGGAAGCTCGTAAGATTCGCTCAGAGTCTGCCAACCTACGCAAAAGACTTAAGGCATTTGAGGATGCCGAGGAAGCGACTCGTACCGCGCAATTAAGCGAGATGGAGAAGTCCGCCGACCGCGCCAATAAAGCAGAGGCAAAAATCCAGCAGTACCAGAAGCAACTCGTGACCGCTCAAGTCAAAATGGCCGCGCAAGCCAAAGGGATTATTGATCCCGATATTGCCGCACTCGCCATACAGCATGATTTAGAGCTAGATAGCGATGGTATGCCAACAAATTTGGATAAGGCACTTGATACGCTCGTGAAAAATAAACCGTATCTCCTGGCCGCTAAAGCTGAAGCTCCTGCTACTCAACAAGCGCAACCGACGCCGCAAGTTCCTACTCCTCAAATACCCGCGATGAATCCAGGGCGATCCTCGATCACATCGCCAAATAGCGCCACGCTACCAGCGGGTAAAGCCATGAAGCTTACAGATATCCCCTGGAGCCGATAGGCCAGGACGCACGAGGCTCCTGGCAAACAAAAATAAACCAGGAGCTTACACAATGGCAATCGCTACAAACTCTATGACATTGGCGGATTATGCTTTAAATAGCAATTCTCCAGTGGTCCGGGGGATCACCTATAGTCTGATCGATAATGGATCAGTCATCCAGGATATCCCGCTCGTCACTCAAAAAAGCCTTGTCGCTAACGGGGTGCGTTTCGAGGGCAATCTCCCAACCGTCAACTGGGCACAAATCAACGCCGAGGGTGTGACCACGAAGGGCGTGCCGACCGCATATAGCGAACAGGTTTACCTCATCCGCAACTACATTGACGTTGATTACTTGTTCGTCCAAGATGTCAATGCCATTGTCGATCCGAGGGCCGCGCAAGTTGGCGCGTATATGAAATCTCTCACCTATGACTTCAACTACAAATTCATTAACAACGATCACATTACTGGCGACGCAAACGCGCCGGTCGGACTGAAGTATCGTATCGCAAACGGTGGAACCTTCGGCGTTCGTCCTGAGAACCTCATTGATGGTGGTGGTGTCGATCTCACTCAAGCGGCGGCCACTCAGGCCACAGCCAACAAGTTTATCGAACTCCTTGATCAGCTCTTGTGGTCCGTGAACTCTCCCGAGGGGACTGGCGTTGTGCTGTACATGAATGAAGTCATGAAACGTCGGTTTGCCTTCGTGGTCCGTCTCATGGGCACATCGGGCGGTTTTACCACGATGCAGGATCAGTTCAACCGCACGATCCAAATGTACAAAGGTGCGATTATCCGTGATATCGGGTACAAGCAGGATCAGACCACGCGCATTATCACCAATACCGAACTTGCCACAGGGCTAGCCACAACTGGATCAACGTATACGAGTATCTATGCCGTGAATTATGGAACTGACTACTTCTTTGGCTGGCAGTTCAATGAACCGGTATTCGAGGATCTTGGTTTGATAAATAATGGAGTGATCTATAGGACAAATATCAACTGGGCCGTTGGATTACTCAATTCATCGACAAGATCCATTGCAAGATTATACGATATTAAGATGAGTTAGTTGGCACTATGCCAGAAAGATTATATTATGCCAACTGATGCGCTTATTCAGTTAGCCGCTAGTGCGACTGTTACGGCTACTACAAACGGTACAGCAGTAACTCTTGCAGGTGGTACTCCGAGACGAGGACTAAATGCACGCGTGATCTACTCAGCCGCTCTCAATACATCGGCCTCTGACACCATCACCTTTGGGCTCGGAGTCTCATATGATGCTGGCTCCACATGGAATCTGGATTTCCTTGCCCCTGTAATAACTCTTACCACTACAGCCCAGAGTGGGGAGATCTTTCTCCCCTTTTCTATTAGTCCCACCAGTGTCGCTAATGGCACGCAAGTTCGCTTGACCTGTACTTTTAGCGCTGGTAGCACGCATGGCAATACAATCACGTATACAGGTGACATTGTTGCGAGTCGTCCATAAGAAAGGAGGCGCATTATGGCTGTACGGTCAACAATGGCATCACTCATAACCAGAGTGCGCCAACTTATCAACGACACGGCTGGGGCATCTCAACAGTTTTCCGACCAGGAAATCCAGGATGTTTTGGACTACTCACGTCAAGATATCTCGAATATGCCTCTCACGGCTTATCCAACCTATAGCGGTTCCACAATTTTGTACTTGGACTTCTATAGTGACAGTGCGCCCTGGGAGGATGGTTTTACGCTAAAGCAGTATCTAACTGTTACGGTAACACCATCTTCAAGTGAGCCAATTGTAGGCCATTTTGTTTTTGCCACTACGACGCTCCCGCCCGTGTACATCACCGGAAATCTACATGACCCGTATCGTGCGTCCGCAGACCTGCTAGAACGTCTCTCAGCACGTTGGGCCATGTCCTACAACGTATCGGTTGATGGGCAATCATTGCAGCGAGGCCAGGCGTTCACGGCACTGCAAGCGCTGGCTAAATCCTATCGAATGAAACAGCGTGCTCATGTGATCGGTTTTAGTCGCTCGGATATCAGCGATGCAAGCCAAAATGATCCTCTTGGTGCTCAGGCGATAGATTATATGTCCAGCGGAAACGTGGGAGGGTAAACTATGCCACTCATGAACCCGATATCCAGTGCAGAACTAGCGGCATTGCGTGCTGAAGTAGCGGCGGCGGCGTGCGATCAATCCTGTATAGTGAAACGCCCAATCAAAACGCCTGATGGTCGACTTAGCAATACGGTAACGCTTACCACGATTGGCACAATTAGCGTTGGTATGAAGCAACCTACAACCGGTCAAGCAACACTTTACGCCAGTCTCCTTGCGAATCAAGTGGCATGGCAACTCAAGTTTCCATCGGGATCGAATGTGCAAGCTGGTGATCATCTCTTTATAGGTAGTGATGTGCTGATTGCTCAGGTTTCACTGACGCCACAATCTTATAGCACGCTGGATACGTGGCTGGCAGTGGAGCATAAGTAGATGAGCACAAACGAGGTTGATCTTGGCTTTCAGTACTTTGCAACTCAGCTTTCCAGCGATGCAACTCTCCTGGGTTATGCCCCTGGTGGGGGATATCGCAAACAAGCACCTGCTAAGACATTGGTTCCCTACTGGATTGCGATCTACATGAGTGGAACCACCACCACAAACTTTGGCGGCATACGCGGCTATGTCTCTCTGCTCTATCAAGTGAAAGCGGTCGGGCCTGACTCTCAAACTGCCCAGATTGCCAGTGCAGCCGCTCGTATCGATGCGTTGATCACAACTGCTACACAAATAACAGTTACTGGGGGAATCATTAAATCTTGTATTCAGCAACAGCCGATTGAGATGGACGAACCCGTAGAAAAAGAGCAATGGACGAATATAGGTGGGCTATATCGGCTCATGATTACCGCAACATAGGAGGCTGAATGGGTGAGGCATCTGTTGAGTGGATTGGGCTTGATACTTTTATCGCGAAGATACAGGGAATAGGCGAGAAAGCACCCGATAAAGCTAGAAGCATCATGAAAGAGATCGGCGATACAGCAAAAGATACGATGGACGCGAATACTCCTGTTCGCACTGGTGATCTCAAGTCACACAATCGAGTAGAAGAGGATGATTCGGGCGGTTTTGTGCTGATAAACGATAGCGATCATGCCATTTTTTTGGAGATGGGTACCCGCTATATGTCAGCGCAACCATTCTTAGCGCCTGCAATGGAACAAGCGGCACAAGATTTGGACAGACTTCACGAAGTTTTTGAAGAATAGATGAGGTATAATGGAGCAACGTATATCAATCTATTGCCCGACAACCAGAAAGTTGCTGGCACGTATAAGTGATACAGGCGATTGGCCTGCTAACTTGCTGCAATGGCTATGGTGTCGGAATTGTCACATGGAGCACGAGATAACGAGCAACGATATCAAGAGAGCGAGAGCACAAGATGCCAGAACAGTCAATCACGATTCGCGTATCGCATAATTGTGGGCATGAGATCAAGCAAACGACCCAGACGGATTATTATGATGTCACATCGATTAGCGACATTCCTGAGCATATGCGCCCAACGTTTGTGGCCGGGGTGGGATATATAGGAGGTGTTTCTTTTGAGAATTTGCCTCTTGCCTATCACAAATTTATCCCGTTGCCACCAAGAGTCTTATGGCGAGATGAGAATGGTGAGGGTATCGTTGAATGTCCAGCCTGCCATAAATACTTAGAGGCAAAGGATCTGTCATAGACGAAGACGGGGGAATTGGACATAGCCACATAATTTAATAATAATTGGAGCCATTGAGCCATACAACCGATAAAATCGGGGTATGGCTTTTTTCTATGCCATATCTCCTGATAAGAGGAGATACCTCATATGTCTTATCCAACCGCTGGAGTGGGCGGCCAACTTCTGCTAAGTAGCAATGTTGTTAGCAATGTTGACGTATGGCAACTGCAACAGAAGGCGCTGACGAAGGACACTACCTCATTTGGTGCGCCTGGAAGCTGGCAACAAAATACCACGACAATCAAAAACTGGAATGCAAAAGTCCAAGGACGCGCCGATCCATCCGATACCAATGGGCAATTGGCCTTGATGAACGGACTAGGGAGCACGTTCACCACGAAGTTTTATGTTGACGGTACTCACTACTGGAGCGGTACAGCAATCTTGACGGATATAGCACCCAAAACCAACGCAAACGACGTGGTAACGGTCGAGTACTCGTTTATGGGTACTGGCGCTTGCACACTAACGTAAGGGGTGAAAGATGGCTTATCCTCTTGCTGGTGTGCAGTCTGATATATGGCTAACAGCTACGCCTTCCATTGGTGCAACTAACGAGAGTTGTACAGACTCTGGCGATCACATCACGTATACGGCTGCAACCCACACGTTTTGGGACTGGTCTAGCACTTTTACCGTCCAGTGCTCTCCGAACGGGTCAGGTAGTTGGGCCACTGTAACCGACTATGTAATGCAGTGGAGTACCGGTAAAATTGTCTTTAACACGGCGCGTGTTGTTTCGACAAATAACTTTGTACGCATTAGCGTTGGAAGTTATTTCACTGCTACGCAACTGGACGCATCGCATACCTGGAGCTTGCAACTGAAGCAACTCACCAAAGATACCACCTGTTTTCAAGCCACAAGTGCCTGGGCCTCCAACACACCAACAATTAAGACAAGTTCCGGCAAAATTGAGACGTATCGCAACGAAGATAGAGTCTCGAAAGAGTTAGGCAACTTGTTAGGTCTTCAGCTCTTTGTAGATAAGACCAACAACGTGCGCTGGCAGTGCTACGGAATTATCACTGGTGCCAATCCAAAAGTTGATGTGAATAATGTCGAAACGCAAGAGATAGATTTCCAGGTAGTACGTGATGCCTATTTCCTGACATCTTAGAAAGATTTATATGCCAGAAGAACAGCAATGGATTGAGACGGACGATGAAAACGCGCTCCGTGCTCATATTTTCCAGAAGGATGATCGCGCAGAACTCTTGATAGAGGTTCCGGAGTGGGATACCAAGATACTTATCAAGGCGCTCACAGGAACAGCCCGTAGCGAGTTCCTTGCGTTCCAGTCCGCACTGTCACGGAATTACAAAGACACTGGCGAATATTGGAAGCGTGTCTTTTTCGAGATGGCCCGGTTGGGGTGTGTGCATCCAAAAACGAAGCGACCAATCTTCAAGATGGCCGATCAAGACACGCTCATGAACGAGCATAACGGTGAAGTAATCGAAACGCTTGGTAAGACGGTGCAAGCCTTTTGCAGCCTCGATGGTACGACAGGCGAACGTGCAAGAAAAAACTTGTTGGGCATCCAGAGTACTACTACTACTACCGACTCACAGAACAATTCGGCGGAGACAACTGGAGAGTAGAAGACCTCGTGAACAGGATGCCAACAACGGATCTACTAGGCTGGATTGAATATTACAAAGAGCACGATAGAAGAGAACAGCAACGCATGGTCGAGGCGTTAGCTGTAGTAGCAGCAAAACTGACGCGAAAAGAG